TATAGGTGTACCGTCCGCATTAACTGGTTGTCCCAAATCATTTAACTTTGCACCCTCTAATATTCTATTTTCTTGTACAGTATCTGTTCTATTTGGATTACTTGTAGTTAGTCCCTGTAAAGACCGTTGAGGTTGTCCATTAATAAACATTATAGAAACAGGATTACCGTTTTTATCGTAGTAAGTTCTTAGTTGTGAACCCGTACTGGAAGCAACAGGTACAGAAGGAGCAGCAATAGGTTCAGGTGTTTCAGTAACAGTAGGTGTTGCAAAAGGGTCTCCATACCCGTACCCACCACCAAAACTAGAGCCTACTCCTCCTCCAACATAATATCCGGGAACTAAACCTCCTACGGCCATACGCATACCGTTTTCATCTTCTACTTCTAACTCAGATATATCAAAAGGCAAAGACATTTCTGAAGTAGGTTCACCACCTATTCTACCATCTTCATCCATCTGTTGCAAGCCCTGTTTTGCTTTTGTACGAAGATTTTCAAAAAACTTTACACCGTAGTAACGAACAACATCAGCAGGAACAACATACTCACCCTCACTAAGTTTAGCATCAATGTCATCCCGTACTTCCTCTGGTAAAGAACCGGGAGGTACATCATTACCTGATACTGGGTCTACTGTTTCATCAGCATTTTCCATAAAAGCCATTTCCGTTTGATCTTTAGCCATTTGCATTAACCTTTAATCTAAGTTGTTTGAGTGCATTCAAGGCATGTACCTGACCCTGTAGTCTATACATTACATGAGTTTCATCTGACTGAGAAAACATTTTGTAACTTGCTTGAATGCGTTCGTCTAGTTCTACTTCAAAAGCATCCCATGCTTCTTTGTTGTTTACCAATAGTTTTAAACTCACTGCATTGGTCCTTTGTTAGCTGAGAAGCCCTGTTCTCCCGGTGTAGGCACTGAGCCTGTTCCTACGGTACCCCCACCACTCCCTTGAGTGTCTTGCGCTTGAGCGCCTGCTGGTGGCCCCTGTGGACCCCCTTGTGGAGCTGGTGGTCCTGCTTGTGGCTGAGGTGGTTCTGGGTTCTGCTCACGGAACTTTTTAAGTACCTCAGCCTGTACTGCAGCATCACCCATATTATTGACCAGCTTGTCAGGATCAAGGTCCATAGATTTAGCAATCTCACGAATGATATAATCCATCTTAGCAAAAGGAGCTAGTACAGGGTTCTGTACCACACCAAGGAACTGCATTAGGCGTTGACTACGTACCTCATTAGCCATTAGGCTTTCAGTACCACGTGCTTTAATTTCAAGATCACCTTTGATTTCTTCATCAAAGTTAAACTGCATATTAAAACTAAAGAAAGCCTTACCTAGTGGACCTAAAAGATAATCATCTACGTTCTTTACTACATTCCGTATAGAGCCATTAGCAGCAGACATGAGCATACTAATGCCAGAAGCTGTACGTCCGACACCTTGTACTCCTGTCTGACCGTGAGCAAAGCTAGGAAAGCCTGTACTCTCGTCTGCTAATACACGTGCCTTATCAAACATCTGCATGTTCTCATTAGATACGTTGGGAAACTTGGTGCCAAAGATAGCTTGTCCCGGCGCACCCCCTTGACGTCTAAAGACTTTTCCGGGGTACACACTTAAGTCTTGTCCCGGAACTAGGTTAGTTTCGTCTACTTCTATTACCATATTGCCTGACAGTGCAGCATTGTCTACAGCCATACGCATAAACCCATTCATTAAGGTCTGTGTGTCATCCATGTTTTCAGCAATACCTACACCAAACAAGCTGTAAGGATTAAGCTCATATGGAACAGCGTAGTAAGGAATAGTAGAAGGAGTAAAAGGATTCATAACCAAACGTAACACTTGGTTGTTACAAGTCCAGATGTTTACGCTAACTTGATCTAAGTTTTTCATTTCTTTTGGCACATCAATATCATGATCTTTTAACATTTCTGTGTCAATCATACCCCAAAACTCAAGAACCTCAAATCGTTCTGCTCTTGACTCTTGAGTATCATCTTCCATCACTTGCTCCCACCACTCTTTTGTATAGTTTTCACCATAAGAGATAGCAGTATCAATAGCATTCTTTCTAAAGAAAGGCCTACGTTTTAGTCCACGCATTTTACTACGAGACATTTTGTGACGTTCAATTACAAACTCTGCCTCGTCCATATTGGCAGCATCTGGGTCAGGGTAGAAGTTCCAGATAGAAACACTGGCTGTATGAGGAACTGTTTTAATACTGGGTGAGTACTCACCAGAATCAGACCAGCTAGGATATTCTTTATCTACAGCAAATGGTCCTTTCATAACACCTGTACCAAACAAAGCAGCTTCAAATGCAGCTACACGTAATTGTTTGTTAGCATTAGATTCTTCTAATTGATCGTGTATTCTTTTTTCCATCTTTTTAGCTGCAATCATAGCTGGATGAAAAGTAATCTCAGTAGCAGTTTTTCCCGGACCTTCTTTTAGATCGTCTGTTACAGGAGCTAACTTGCTTTGTAATCCCGCAAGACGTTCTTGCAGTTGGGGTGTAGTTTCTCCCGGTTTTAATTTCATATCTTCTGGAGAAGCTTCTAAAGCTTTTTTAAGTTTGTCATCAGACTCAAAGTGTACTGATTCTTCTACACCTTCAGGCAAAGTAGTAGGATCAACACTGATAGGAAAACGATGATTTCCAAACAATACTTCTACAATCTGTCCGTACGCAGCAAGAACTTTTGTTTTAGTAACCTTAATAAATACCTGAGATTTTTCTGTAGAAGTAAATTGTACATCAGAGCTATAAATACCTCTGTAGTTTTGATAAGATTTTAACCAACGATTTTCTTCTGTTTCCCTAGCATCAGATGCTTTTCTATATTTACTTTGAACATAGTTAAAGATATTGCCAGATTTAGGGTCGCTATATGCAGACTCTTTTACATCCTCAATAGCTGAAGATTGCTCAGATTCCATAGCGTTTTCAATATAGTCTTCTTCCATTATTTTTCCTTAATATCCAAATGTAGGGTCTGCTGCTTGAAACCCACTGTTTTGTGTGGATGGATCAAAATCAAATAGACTGCTCCTTGGTCGTGTCATTATACCGTAACGTAGTGCATCATACAAGTGATCTTCTGCATGTGTATCCACATCTTCTGGATTATTCTTATCTAAAGGCAAAGCTGGTATTTGACTTATTACATTACTGCAACTGTTAAAAAATACTAACCTAGGTTCTTCTGTAAAGTCATCTACCTGTAAACGCCTGTGTAGTTCGTTTTTACCAGCTACCCTAGAGCCTCTTGATCTATCAGAAGGTCTCCATCTACAACCCTTCATAATCATTTGTTCAGCAAGAGATGGGCCAGTATCGCCACGGTTATGCCACAAAGAAGAGTCAAGAACTCCATATCTAATTTTCTCACCTTCTTCTGCTTCTAAGATCATATCAGCTAGGTCAGTAGCTATGACCTTTGAGCAATACATTTCCCTGTAGACTACAAGTTGTTCGTCAGGTGCTACAGCAAACCATACTACTCCTGTGTAAGAACCATAACCATAGTCACACGCTCTAAACTTTGCCCAGCTACTAGGTATTTCATAAGGCTCTACTACGTGTATGTTGCGGTTCCACTCAGGAAAAGCAGCACCCTCATTTACATCCCAGTTACCTTCAAGTAATTGCTTACGTTGATGCTCAGGTAAAGATAACAAGTTAGCTTCGTACATGCCATCGTCAGCAAGGTAAGGGTTATCAAATAAAGTAGCAGGAATAAATCTACGTTTAAACAAAGGCTCGCCTTCTCTTGAGTGTCCTTTAGGCCAAGCAATTACTTCTTGTGTTTCTGGATCAGTAGCATCAAAGCTTGTATTATGCGGGGCTGGGTCTACAAAAGTTTTCTTAACCCATTGGTGTCCTGCTCCTCCGGGGTTTGTAGTTCCTCTTTGATACAAAGTAAGTCCACTGTTTTTAGTAGTACGTAAACGTGATCTCATATAGTTCCAAGCAAAAGGTGTAGGCCATTGTGTAAGTTCGTCAAAACCAATCCAATTAAAAGCTTGTCCTTGATACCTTTGTACATCATCGTCCCTATCTAAATAACTAAGCCAAAGAGATGCCCCAGAAGGAGCTATCCAAGTCTTCTCTCTTTCTAAAAACTTAATTCCCGGAATAGCCCTAGGATAAAGTTGTTTTGAAACAGAAATAAGTTCTCTTAATTCTTCTGTGCTTCTACGAACTAAAAGTTTGTTAGAGAGAGGGTTGTTAAAATACCTAACAGGGTCAGCCAACATAGCAAAAGATTTACCACCACCTGCTGCTCCTCCGTACAATACCTCTTGTTCTGATGCTGAGAGAAAGTCTGTCTGAGGTCCGGGATTAGCCTCAAAGATAACTTCCTGAGCTTTTTGTATCTCAATCGGCTCTGGCAATACTGTCGCTGGAACTGTCTTCGGTTTCTTTTCTAATTGAACCGAATCTTTCTTCTTCAAGACGCCGCGCTTTTGCTTCCGCTTCTTTGTAGCGCTGGGCGTAGTACCGTGCATTTTCAGCGTCTGTCTTACGTTTTCGCTCAAGTTTTACTCTTTTCATTAATCCGACATGAGAGATTGATCTGCCAGTTTGTTCGCTTAACCAAATTGCAACATCCCTATAACTGTATTGTTTGAGATGTTTCTTTGCTAGTTCTAGTGTTTCTAGTTCCTCAGTTAGAGGTAGTAGTATGTCTTCATCATTAGGGTCTTGCTCGTAACCAAAAGGTACTACCCTGCCTACACGGACGACAGGAAACCATTGGAGACCACTACTTAGTTTTTCTGGTGGAGGTAGCCTCCAAGTTTTATTAGTTTTCATTTTTAGCTGGTAAAATAAATAAAGGACTTTCAGCCTTTACTTCTATCTTATCTGTTTTTACAAATCCTGCACGGTCAAGAAAGTCCTTAGCTACTGCTATCTTTTCTTTATTACCTAGTTGTGTGGGATCATTAAATACTTCCATCATACCATAGGCAACACGTGTACCAGAGGAAGCAATGTAACGTTTAGTAGCTTCATATATCTCGTCCTGAAGTACGCTTGTAATGCTTGTAGAAGATACAGAATCTGCATAACCAGCAAGACGTTTAGCCTCTACAGGATTACCCTTAGCTTCTTCAAACAAAACATCTATAAACTTCTGTTGTTTTTCTGTTAAGTTTTTCATGTTATCTTTCTGTACGGTTTTGCAGCTTTAGCCGCTTTTTTAGGTTGCTTAGAGAACTGTTTACCTTTAGCAGTATCTGCTCTCTTTTTAGCTGAAGAAGCATCATACGCCCCAGCACCCATAGCCTTAATAGCATTAGCTGGAAGATAACGTTCTCCTGTAGCTTTTGGACCTTGTGTAGAAGGTTTGCCACTTTTAGTTCTCCAATCCTGCTTAGTCCACGACTTAAGACTTTTTTGACTAGCCGCTAATCCTCCTGCATTCATCTTAACAGGTTTCTTTGCTTTTGCTTGAGCAGTCTTGCTTAGGTCTTTTAGATGAAACAACTTTTTAGAGGACTTAGACATTTTAGCCCCTGTCATAGCTGTTCCATCTTTGTGTTTGTGTGTCTTACCAGCCCATAAAGTTCCATCACGTAAGTAATGTTTAACACCTTTCATTACTTATACCCTCCACCAGCTTCTTTATAGGCTTTAGCAAGCATTTGAGCTTTACGAGCTGACCATTGACCCGCTTTTCCACCTTTAGTGCCAGCTTTAATCTTTTTAAAAAGACGCTTACGCAAAGCTGGTTTAGTGTAATTACCCGCCTTATTCACTGTACTTTTTTTAGCCATGTCTTATTCCTATCTATTAGATACGATGCGGGTCAAAGTATTCCTCTACAGAAACTATTACTTCCATTGTATTAGCTGTTTCAACATACACTAAAATCTTATCGCCTGAGTGTAGATTAAAATAATTACCATCTACTAAGTTGGCTATAGAGTTACCCGCCATACTAAGTGCATTAGCTATGTAATGATACTCTTCATCCCCTGCATGATAGAACTGCACATAAACCTTTTTAGTAGAACTATTATTATTGCTTATGTGTAAGTACCTAGTGATAGCACTAAAGTTAGCAGGGCAAGTGTACACAGCGGTAGCGTTAGCATCTGCAGCAGTAGCTGCAATAGTGTACCCCTGTGTATGAAACTTGGACTTGGTTAGATCAGGCACAGACTATACCTTTGTATAAACTAACTGTGTTGGTCAAAAACCTTTTGTTTAATTTCCCCACGTGTTACTCCTATATCTCTAAGAGCTTTATCTGACATATGTTGTAGTTGCCAGTAAGCTACTCTACGTTCTTGTGCATTCTGTATTGCTTTAATAATATTCTTGAACATGGTATTCCTCCTTATGTTTGTACCATAAGAACAGTTATACCATGTTCAAGTTAAAATTTATACAGCTATAATTGCAACCCCGCTATGCAGAGTTTAAAATTTCACCCCCACTAGAATAGTAGCAGGGGAGTTTAGCTAAGTCAAGTATTAATTACTTGCTTTAAGGCCTCTAGGGATAGTTCTATTTTGTCTTTTTAAAGTTTTAAACAAACGATCTTTTTCTCTTTTAGTTAAAGAACTAGGGTCTGCCCTAAACTTACGAAGATTTTTTTCTGAAAGAGTTCCGGGCTTAGGTGCTTGTTTATCTTTATTAGGGTTGTTCTGTTGAGCTGGACCCTTGCGAGGTGCGTTAGGATTATTGTCTTGTCTTGGACCTTTCCCCGGACCTGTAGGTTGTATTTTAGGAGGCACCTTCATGTTAATTTTACGACCTTCAGGAATCTTAGCTCTTGTTCTAGTACCAGCTCCTGTTCCGTCTCCCCTACGTACAGGGCTTGTAGCAGCAGGTTTCTTTGGTGTTACGATTTTCTTTTTAACAACAGGTTTCTTTTTAGTAGTAGTAGCTGTTCCCGGCTTCTTACGCCGTGCGCCTTTAAGAGAAGCAAGCAATCCGGGCTTACCTTTAG